GCCCAAAGCCGAGAGGCCAGTACCGCCGTTAGCTATAGGCAATATGCCAGTCACGCCCGATGTAAGAGGCAGACCCGTGGCATTGGTCAAAACAGCCGCAGATGGCGTACCTAAATTAGGCGTTGTCAATGTGGGTGATGTTTGCAGGACAATGCCGCCAGATCCAGTCACAGCGTTACCAATTGCTGAAACAACACCCGTTCCAGTGGTAATAGTTGATGGAGCCGCGCCAGCCCCGCCGCCTACCACGATGGCATTAGCAGCCAGAGCAGCAGAAGAAGCCCAAGTAGTGCCAGAACTAAAATAAGGGATGCCACCAGAAGTACCCGCAACAGTTAGAGCCAGTGTGCCCGATGTCGTAATAGGCGACCCAGACACCGAAATAATACCACCAGTAAAGGTTTGAGCCACACTTGTGACTGTACCAGCATAAGTTGCCGACCATGATACGTTTGTTCCATTTGATGTTAACACTGTGCCAGCAGCACCAATGCCAAGTTTGGACAACGTATTTGTGGCTGATCCATACAACAAATCGCCGGTCAAATAAGATGTCTGGCCCGTGCCGCCGTAAGTAGGCCCAACAGCCGTACCTTGCCACACGCCGGTGCCAATTGTGCCTACGCTGGTCAGTGAGGATGAAACAACAGAAGCGTTTAAGGTAGTGCCAGACAATGTGCCTGCAGGCGCAATAACAGCCGCTGTAGAGGCCGCCGTCAATTGTCCTTGGGCATTGACCGTAAATGTCGGTATAGCCGTTGAGGAGCCATAAGAATTGGCTGAGACAGCGGTGTTGGTAATGCTGAATTGTGTGCCAGTAAGCGTAAGGCCCGTTCCAGCGGTATATGTGCCGGCACCAGAGAATTGCGCCCAAGTAACAGGTGTTGTACCGAGTGTGCCGCCGGGGTCAACCGTACACACCCAACCAGTGTCGCCGTAAATAGCACCTTGTTCGACAAACACAAATGCCGAAACAAGTTGGTTCCATGTGCTTGCATCAGCCGTGCGAGTCCATGAACCCGCAGCAGCTGCATAAATACCGTTATTTTGCGATAAAGTTTCATTCTTAACAAGAATGCGGTCGCCAGCATTAAGCGTACCCGTCCACTCACCGTTTGCCTGTGTGCCCAAGCCAGACAATGTAATATTTCCGGTTGTCGTCCAAAGACATGCAGTTTTTGCATTGAGACCTTGTGCAACCGCGTCAACATACTGTTTGGTAGCCAATTGCAATGCAGAGGTTGGATCTTGCGTTACCGTGACTGATGTCAAACCAGCCAGTGTTGATGCCGTTGCACCAAGCGCTACAGTTGTTGACCCAATCGTAACCGAACTATTGGCCAAGTCAGCATTAGGAATGGCTGTAACACCACTGATTGTAGTGCCAGCACCCTTAAGATAGCCAGTAACAGTAGCGAGACCGGTACCACCATTAGCAACGGTCAATGGGTTGGTTAGAGATAAACTTGTTGCAGATGCCGCGCCAAGGATAGGCGTGACAAGGGTTGGCGAGGTGCTTAATACAACCGAACCACTACCCGTTGATGTCGTTACGCCCGTACCGCCATTTGTTACGGCAAGAGTTCCTGTAACACCCGTTGTCAAAGGCAAACCGGTGGCATTTGTAAGTGTTAATGCACTTGGCGTGCCCAAATTTGGCGTTGTCAGCGTTGGAGATGTGCTAAGAACAACAGATTCGCTACCTGTTGATGTTGTTACGCCCGTACCGCCCGCCAATACCGGCAGAGTGCCGCTTGTCAGTGTAGTAGTACTATTAGCGTAAATAGCACTATTAGCTGTAAAGCTTGATAAGCCAGTACCGCCATTTGTCGCACCAAGTGTGCCTCCAAGCGTTAATGTACCCGATATAGTAATAGGGCCGCCGGTAAACGTCATGCCGGTTGTACCACCAGACGCATTGACGCTTGTCACAGTACCCGTACCAGCGCGAGTTACCCACGATGGGTTTGCGCCAGAACCACCAGTCTGCAGCAATTGACCCAAAGTGCCGGGATCCAATGGCTGCCAGTTAGAAGCAGAACGGTACAGAATTTGCCCTTGCGTTTGACCAATTGCATAGTCAATCAAAGACGACAGTGATACTCCCGTTGGAGCGGCGCTTACACCCGTCTCGTTAGCAAGAATGTATCCGCTTGTGATAGGCGACAAAGACAGCGTTCTATTGGCGGACAAATCACCGCCGCCGGTTAATCCCGACCCAGCAGTAATTGTACGGCTTGTCGGCACAGCGCCGATCGTGGCTGGCGTAATAGCGCTTGTGGATGCCGAGGTGATCCGTCCATACGAATCAACCGTGAATGTCGCAACGTCAGCGCCATCACCATATGAACCCGGCGCAACACCAGTTGTCGGTAATGAAATCGTCCCCGATGTAGTGATTGTCACGCCATTCAAGCCAGCACCAGCTGTGATTGACGTTACAGTGCCGCCGCCGTAGCTTTGGGCTTTGACGAAAGCCGTAGTGGCAATGGTTGTGCTATTATCGCTGCTCAGTGGAGTTGGAGCAGTTGGCGTTCCAGTGAACGCAGGTGACGCAAGAGGCGCACCAGCGATAAGCGACAGAACTTGCGGGCCAGTAAGGTCTTGCGGATTGGCAGAGCCAGCAGTGTTGTTGCCCTTAATCGTAAGAGTAGCCATAGGCGCAAGATAGGCATTGGTAACCCCACTTGATTGCAGCCCGATGGTGCCAGTCGTAGTAATAGTTCCGCCAGAAAGTGGCGCAGATGCCGTAATAGACGTAACCGTTCCAGTGTTTGTGTTCAGATTGGCAATCTGCTGGGTCGTGACACGGACAGATGTGTTACTTTGTACCGCTTCAACATATTCCGAGCCAGTGAGCGCTGCGGTGGTAGGCAGATTGAGGATTGTTGTATTAGACATGCGTACTAACCCACCAACGGTATCTGATTAAAGTCATATGGAAGCCCAACTATAACAGTTTTCGCCACTGTTTGCGACTGCAAGAGGCTTGCTGCAGGTATAGTTTTAGCCGTCAGATAAGTAAATGCTGTCGCCGTTGTTACAGTAACACTGTAAAAGCCGCATGCATTAGTGTTTGTAAGCCCCTCAATACTTATCTGGTCATTTGTAGACAGCCCATGCACACCGTTACATGTAACAGTAACCTTGTTTGACCCGTCCGTGTTGACAGACAACAGTGGCAACACCACGCCATAGTGCACAGAGCCATTTAAGGGCGATATGGCATATGATTCGAGGCCATTTGGTTTTCCAACAGGCTGCTCAACCATGTATTGACCATCTTGCGTCAACAAATACTGCCCTTGCGCTACGTTAAGACCCGTAATTGGGTCAATAACTGGCGGCACAACAGTCGTATGATAATTAGTTTCATCTGCTGCATAGGCTTCCACACGTGCATTCAACACGGGCAATGGATCCGCCGTCAAAACAATGGCACGTTTTTGCTGTTGTGGGATGTCTTCGCAGCGATCACAGACTAAAATGCGCAAGTTGTTAAGCTTTGCACCGGCCCAGTCGTACTGCCAGCGAAGGTTTACGTGGTTGTTCCATATGCCACAGCGGTCACAGACGGCAAACGCCTGCGGGTTTCTCGTGCTTACCCTTGCTCTACCAGCCCGTGATGCATAGGCCATAACATAACCTACCTATAATAGCCGGAAATCATCGGCGATATGTAATACGACACGTATTCGGTGTCTTGATCAGCCGCAATCTTGTATGATTCGTCAGCCTCAATCTTCAATTGTGGGCTTATGGGCTTGTTCCAAATACGTGCAAGGCGATAAGCCAAGCCGTTAGCAACAGCATCAAGCCAACGATACGGTACATCAAGCGTCTGACCACTTGTAAAGTTGGCATCTTGGATCTGCTTTACTACGTAATATTTCAAAACAAGGTTACTATTATCTGGAACGGCCCAGAGAGTGATTGTTGGATTGATCAAACGGTCAAACCAGAACACCGTGACTTGCCCTTGCTGCGTTTTGTTGGGATATGAGGCCCATTCACTGCGCGAAATAGGAAAGATCAATCGATCAATTGGTTGCCCAGAGCTGCTATCTTCAATGTATGCGTCAAGAACCATAATGGTGCTGGGGTCTACATTGTAAGTTGAAGTACCAGCTGTAAGTGCTTGAGTTACAAGCGAAACTTCCCACAAATTAACGCCTTGATTTGCCCAATTTGCAAACATAAAGTTGCAAGCCATACGCGCACTTTGCATATGCTCTTGGGTAATTGCTGTAGGGCGGACATCACACAAATTAAAAGCATAGAGCGTTATCTCGCCAAGCGAAGGGTTAAATGCCGTGGTATTGCTTGTAGTCAATATAACCTCCTATTAGAAGGTTGTGGCAGTAGCATTGTTAATCAAATAACCACCCGCAAAGATTGACCCAATAAATGGCCCGCCACTATTGGACTTCATTTGATATTGAATGTCAGTACCTGCTGGATGTGCCACTGGAACGGTGTACGGGATGTTGAAAATCTGCACAAATGGAGACTGTGACAACAACGTGGTGTTGCCGTTCACATTGTAATTGTATCCATTTTCTTGAATTGTATTGGCAATGTTAAATTTGTTGTATTCAGCAAATGTCATGTAATTGCTTGAAGTAAAGCCAATGCTCGCGTTTGCTTGAATGTATGTCAAATAGAATGTGTACCCATTTGGCACAGTGTAGATAGACATCTGCGTCTGCCCAACACCAGCGTTAATTTGGGCATACAAAGTGCCCCCAGCAGACTTTGCAGTGATGTTACCAGCGTTAACGCCGTTGGTGATAAACAAGCCATTGACGCGAAGGTAGGAATTGGTTGTCGTAACCGTCCCAGAGGCATTGAGCGTGGCAAGTTCGGTAAGGACATTATAGTTGGCATCCAAGCCATTTACTTGAACGATCAAACCAGCATCCGTTGCGCCAGATGCGCTCAACAGCACAAGTGGGATAGCAGAACCGGGGTAAACGTAAGCGCCGCCAGATTGGGTCAAACCTTCCCACATTGGGCCTAAAGCTGTACCGCCAATTTGAGTGCTGTAGCCAAAAATTTCAACCGGCTGGTGATTCGTAATCAAACCACGGCCAACTTGCAATTCGAACGGCTCATGCTTTCCATTTTGCGTAATGGATGGCCAAATAACGCCCGGCTGTGAAAACGCTGCCATATTACTTACCCTTCTTCGCTACAGCTATATTGTCAACCGCATTTGGATATGGGCGACCCGCAGCACGTGCATGAGCCTTAGCCAGCTGTATCTTCTTGCGCGACAAATGCTTTGTCACATGATCTTCTGGTGCTTTTGTATCCCAAAATGGCTTCTTAGTCATTAGCAATCCCATTTCCGTAATGACTTATTGATCCGGCTGTTAGGATCTGCAGCGGCAGCCGCACCAGTAAGTTTGCGCTTCATGCCCGTCATCCGTTCACAAAATGACTTATGCCGAGCATTGTCATGGTCTTTGCTTGGGGCTTTGAGGTTGTGCCCCTCTGCTTTTGCAGAAGCCCGGCCCTTTGCGTTTAAACCGCCAGAGGGAGACTTACCTTCACTGCGTTGCCATGCTGGTGTCTTTGCCATTGTAAACCTCTAAAAAGAAACGGGGAGCCGTTGCAGACCCCCCGCTTGTTTTCACATCTGACTAAGCAGATTAGTCACGCTCTGGCTCATAGGACTTATGAGCTTTGGGCTCGGTGCCCTTGTGAGCAGAAGACAAGGGGTTCATGTCAGAAGCTGCGCGACCGCCATGTTTACGGGCAGGACGATCGTGACGCTTTGCTGCATGATGGCCGTGAACATGACCGAGGTGCTTTTTAGCACGACCGCCACGCTTTTTGGCTTCCGCTTCCTTCACAGTGTTAGAGCCTTTGCCAGCATAGATTTCATGCGGGGCTGGATCCGTATCGAAGTGACCTTCTGGATCGTGCTCTGTCTTACCGCCGTGCTTGCGCACTTTGCGGTTATGCTTCTTCATTTCTTCCATATCATCCATTCCATGGTGCATATGTGCTTTGTGGGCATGGTGGGCGTGATGAGCATGATGACCTGCATGATGCCCATGATGCGCGTGGTGCCCGTGATGTGCTTTACCCTTCATGGTAAGCTACTCCTACGCTTGGGTTACGCCAAACAGCCCAGTGACGGAACTGATGTTGGCAAGTGATGGTGACTGGGTAACCAACAGACGCTTGGTAGCATCTGAAGCCGATTGTACTGCATAAGTACCGCGCACATCGCCAGTGGTAGTGGTTGCGGGTGAAGTAGTAACACCAGCAGTGTAACCAGTTGTCGAAGTGATCGCAGCGCCGTTCCAAGCAATGGCCACATCAGCATCAGCACCGGGGTTAAACGTAGCTGAGTAGATGGGGAAGCCATACACGTCACCGGTACCAACAGTCACGGTTGCACCAACGGTGCCGACAGGAGTTACGCTTGCAATGTACTTGAAGGCTTTTGCGCCAGAAACGGTACCAGCGCCAGCTGCTGTAATGGCTTCTGACATAGGATAACCATAGATGTCATAACCCTTAACAGTGTAGACGGCAGTATCGCCCGATGCAGTAGTGATACGCACGTTCCGAGCAAGAGCCTTGGTAGGATCCCACAACTGAACAGTGCCAGCAGAGCCGAAAGAAACCAACCCAGCTGCACCATCAAGAGCCAAAAGGCCGCTGACGGATGTACCAGTGGAGGCGTTTACAATTGTAACGCTACCAGTCACGCCCGTACCGGCAGTGAGTGTAACAGCAGTGCCGGACACAGGGGTTTGTGAAGTGGCAATGTTGGTTGCAGACAAAGCGGAAGGGACTTGGTTAACAGTCAAGATGCGGGTAAAACCGAGGAAACCTGCGGTGATATTACCGAAACCTTGACCGGGCTCGTAGGTGTAGAACTGACGCGGATCAAGAAGACCCGCACCAGCATAGAATAAAGACGGACCCAATTCGGGGTTATAGTCTGCATAAGGCGCTTGGCCAAATGCGATAACCGGACCAGAGAAAGCTGTAATAGACATTTGCTGTCTCCAATCTTACGAAGTTGGGAATGAACCGTAGATCGAACGCCAGTTGTAGTACGAGAAGGAATAACGCTCGTAACCTTTAACAAGCAGGTTGTCCGTGACAAAGTCGACTTGCATATCGGTTTCGAAGGGAATGCGTTCCATATACGACAGACCGTCAATGTTGGTCAGCAAGAACCAAGCGTAAGCTGAGGTCAAGAAGTCGTTGACCATGTAGCTTTCTGGCAGGCCGCCAGCGGTGCTCAGAATAGCATTCACATCGTTGTCTGCAGTGCCGGGACGCAGTTCGGTCTTCGTCAGACGAATTGCAATTGGCTCCAACTGAGGAGGAACGATCAGTTTACGGCCACGAGCGAAGACCTTCAGACCAGCTTGGTCACGGAAGTTCGTACGGATAGCAATCATTGCGTTGAGCAATGTAGCTTCGTTGAGGTCAACCTGCGTGGTAGGCGTATTGGCAACCGTACCACCGTCGATCGGATGGTTGGTAGCGCAGAGAGCAACACCGTCACCGCCAACAGCTGAGTTGTAGGTGGTTGCAGTGTTCAACACGTTAGCGCCGTAGATTTCCTTTGTCTGCTGGAACGATTCGATCAAGCCGAGGTTGGAAGGTGCAAACTGTGTTTTGTAGAGGTTATCGTCGATTGCCTTGCGGGTAATCGCATAGCCGAGAGCAATTTCAATGTGCTCTTGGTTATAGACGTAGCGCTCACCAGCGTTGTTGTCGAACTTGGTCTGGCCACCTTCGTTTTTCAACTGAGCGTAGCCGAGGTAGCGCATTTCTGCGGTACGTTCGAGAGCCATTTTCGAATCATGCTTGGTGAAGATCTTGTCATACTGTGACGGGATCTGCTCGTATTTACCTTCAACTCCACGGAGGCCGGGGAGGAGAAGGTCTTTGATGGCACTAAGATTAACAGCCATTGGTCCTTACTCCTTATTAGCCAACTGAGGTCAGCTGCTTGGTGCTGACGTTGTTGAAGGCCACGATTGCGTAGTTGTACGCACCAGCCGATGTGCCGTTTGCGCCCGGAGGATCAACAACGAGGCTAACAACACGGAATGGAAGCGTAGCAGTGGTGGTTGGGGTGACAGAAATATCCAAGTAAGCGCCAGAGATACCGTTGGCAGTGTTGCCAGTGCCGTAGTTAAACTGGACGTTTGCGTAAATATTAGCAGTCGTAACACCCGTGCTGGACGAACCGCCGACTTGAACGAGGAACTGAGCGTTCGGATCGTTAATGATGTAAGCAGTTACGTCACCGTTAGCGTCAGAGCCGGGCCAATAGTTTGACCAAACAACGCGCTTCTGGGAAACGGAAAGGTATTTGCAGCCAACGAACACACCAGCGATCTGGGTGGTGCCGGGGCTAACAGAAGAACCAGCGATGTAACCAGTGTTCAAAGGATACACGGGATCGCCGAAGAAAATTGGGGTTGAATAGTTTGAAGCAATCAGAGCTGTGACCTGCTCATAGGTAGGAGCAGAGCCGGTACCAGAAGTCTGACTGAATCCAAACGGCGCAAAAGTATTCGCCATGTCGGAAACTCCGGGGAGGGGGTTTGTTTTGTCGTCGCACCGAGCGAGACTGAAACAACATACTGTTGTGAGTGCGCCACACCGGGGGCGCTGTTAGTATCAGTATTTATAAGTGGGTATTAAACAACTGTCAACACCCACTTAGTATTGGTCAAGTATTACTCGTTAGGAATACTCATGCGTTCCATGCTTTTACTAATGCGCGGCTTAACACGGGCATCAGCGTCACGTGGGAGTGTTCCATCTGGAGTATCATACAACTGAGCTTCTTTAGCCACGACTTGGGCACGTGCGCGGCGTTTTTCGATGTCCTTAGCTTCCTCAGTCAATTCCTTGGGCCGTTCCATGAGGATCATGCCGTCCAATTCGATGGTTTGGCCCTTGTAACCGGCAGGCATCATCTCTGGGTGGCGGTCAACCGGCACAGGTTCCCAACCACCACGGGCCAAATTGACCTCATAGGATGGGTCTTCCTTGCCTAAAAGCGTCTTGCGCTTCCATTCATAGGACCAGTCATCGGGGACATTGGTCAAATCAATCTTGTACCGATCAATTTCTTCCATATCCATGCCGCCACGAGCCTTGCGGATCTCAGCTGCACGTTCTTTGGCGCTCTTACGCACCTTTTTTGTAGCACTAGGTGCAACAACAGCCTTGGTAACGTCTTCTGTTACCTCAGTATTTTGCGAATCACTCTTTCTTTGAACCATTACGGCCTCCTATTAGTTAATCTTGCCTTCTTTACGCAAATCTTCGCGGTGCTTTGCGTACTCTTCGGGTGTAATCTTCAGCATTTCAGCTATTTCACGCTCTTCAGCCGACAGCCGAGCGACTAATGTTCGTCCAGAGCCACTACCAGCCACCGAGGAAGACGGTGCAGCAGGTGCCGCTTGCCTTTTTTGAGCTGGTTTAGCCGCTGCTGACGTTGGTTCGGCCTCTGGCTCGGCTTTAGGCTCGTTACGAAACCCCAAGCGGTTTTCCACATATTGGAAATATGCGTCCGAATCGGGTGAGTAGCCCTCAGCGACAGCCACATTGTGTGCCCGCAGCATTGATTCGTACTTCACTGGATCGCGTACATACTCTGGATGTGACCGAACCCATGCCGCAGAGCGTGGTGACAGCTGTGATGCCACCTGCTCAACTGGATCATTTGATGCCGGTGTGGGGTTCTGCACTCGGTTGTGCAAAGCCTCTTTGCCGTCTACAAGCTTGGATAGCTTATAGGAGTTGTTGGCAATGGCCTCTTGCACTTCTGCAGCTCGATCATACGCTCCAGTGGAGAGCGCCTCGGCATATTCGCGCTTCAATAACTCAGCATTGCGCTTTACGGCTTCAATTGCGTTGTTAATGAGGTGCATC